TATCATTGCGTTGTCTGTTGATGCAATAGTAAAGTCATCTGCACTACTATTTGCATTTTGATATACCTTTGCAGTCACAGCAGTTGTAGCACCAAAGTCAATGTCTTCACTGCTTGCTGTGATTGCGCCGTTTGAATTTAATACTAATGCCATGATGGCTTCCTTTGTTTAAGTGTCCGTGTGGTACTGTAAAGTAAACCGCATGTACTCTATATGTGTTTGGTATGATAGATATTGAAAACTGGAGTTACTAAAAGTACATCGCACATACATTCTTGTACCAGACAGTTGATTAACAAAATTATATCCAATTGTACCTGATGGGAATGTACAGCTAGCGTTTACCTGAAAACTACCATGCCCTGTATGTACGTTCCTCATTGTAAAAGGTAAATTGACAAGGTATAAATCTCCAGTCCCAGTACCATTACTCCCTTGTATAGTACCAATAATAGTTACTAAACTACCTACTTTGGTGTAATATCCATCTCGTTGCCCATAATTGTATGTACCTGCAAAAGTTGACCCTTCAATTTCAGGAGTCCATGTACCTTCTTCATAATCGTCAAGCTTATTAGCCGCACCAGTACCACCGAGGTATACACCTCCACCTAAGTATAAGTCCTTATACGAATTAACTGCTCTACCTAAATCAACAGTATTATTAGCAAGAGTACCACTAGTACCACCTACAGGTAACATCGCATTAGGATAAAACATAGCACCAGCATTACTGGTCCCTTCAATATATAAAGCGTTTCCTGAATTACCAATCTTACCCACTGCAGTACCATCTTTACGAAACTCTGCAATTGTTCCGTCAGTAGATTGCCTATCAATAGTAATACTACCATTGGAAGCTAATGCAATGTTATCGCCCGAGTTATCAGGATGTTTTATGTTTTCTAATTCTAATGTTGACATTTTATTATCCTAAGATCATCTTGTTATTTATACCATCTGTTTAATTTATACAGGAAAAGGAAACTCAGGTATACTGTCATCTATATTTTGTGCTTCTGTTTCATACTCTTGTACAATATCGTTACCTATAGAATCTTTTACCCACTGTACAAGGTCATCAGTTTCTGGTGACCCTTCTATGCTCCCATTAATACCAATACTTTTATTTGTGTCTATAACTTTAAATATAATCTGCGTAACAGATCCATATTGAATTTGTTCAGCTGTCCAATTTACTGCCATATTAAACTCCCATTAGTATTAACCAGAAATTCATATCACTTCCGGAATTATGATTAACTCTCAAATTATATGCGCTTGTAGTGAATGTAAGAGTTGCTCCTCCTACCCATGCTGCAGAATATTGAACTGTAGGAGTACCTGCATAACCAAAATCAACTTTTCTTACACCTTGTTGTCCAGATCCAGCATATCCTACCCATACTGTTCCTCCCCAATGACTCCTAGCAATATCAGTAGTTGTACCGGTGCTTATTGTTTGTGCTGCAGCAATTAAACCTGTACCACTAGACCCTTGAACATTTGCCATACCAGAAACTCTAGCACTATTCTCAAATATCATTCCATCAATAGCACTTGTTATATTCGATAATCTCATCCCACCTGCTGTTGAGATGCGCATACGTTCTGTATTATTAGTTCCAAAGGCTATATGTTTATTAGTAATTGCAAATAGTTTTGTTTGTACTGTATCATCATAAATTTGGGATTGTATTGTCCCATTAGCAGAAAAATTAATACGTTGGCTTACGTTTGTGCTGGTACTATCTACTGTAAAAATTGAGTCGGTAAAAGCTGGAGGTTTTATATGCAATATACTACTAGGCGAAGTGCCAATACCTACATTACCATTAAATGTGTTTGTTGTTGCGGTAGAGATAAGGTTACTACCTGTTGAATTAACTTCTAAGTCTACATAACCTGAGCTATCACCATTGATTCTTAACTTAGCCATTTATACAATCACCCATCTTGATCCGCTAGGAATAGTTACTGTTACGCTGGTATCCAATGTAACTGGACCAGCACTCATTGCAGATTTATTTGTTGTTATAGTATAACTACTTGATACAGTCTGAGAATTCTCATAGAACACATCTTGCTGAGCCCCAACAATTAAGTTACCAGAACCTACTATTGAACCGCCATTTAGTGTTTTAATATTTGTACCAGATACAAGAGTTGCTTGTTTATTAGCTACATCATTAATAGGTGTCTGTACATCTGTGTGTAGTTTACCAAGAGTAATATTACCATCAGGAATATCTGCAGCAGTAACAGCACCTGTAGCGATATTAGTTGCATCTACTGCATCTGCTCCTAAAACTGCATTTGATATTTTCTGAATAGCCATTGTTTATCCCTTATGGTGTTACTTGTGCATCCATTGCTGTTTGGTATGCAGTCTTAACTGCGTCTGTCCAAACCGCATTACAGATAGCTTGTACTTCTGTTGATTGATCTGAGATGTCTGTGTCACCCCATGCAAGAGGATCACCTGATTTAACTGAGCATGCTAATACGTGACGATGAAATGATCTGCTAATCTCTGTACCATCTCTAGCAATCACTGTAGCTGTACGAACTTGCACATGCTTATGATCTCCTACGACTTCAATCTTATCTTCTACTTGTGTTTCTGTTAGTGCCATATTGGCCTCCTTTGTTTATCGTGGCATTATTGCCACCTGTCCGACCCAATCTCTGAGTGGGTTATGAGTTTGTAAAATAGCTTAATGTAAACCTTACATTCCAACTGCGTGTACAATCTGAATGAGTTGTTGTGCCAGTATCAAGATTACTAAAAAATACATGTGCATAACCTGACCTTGCAACGGCTGATATAACATTGTTGCCCATGCCGTCAGCATAACTAACCGCACCTTGACCCGCATGTCCTGTGGTGTGCGGACTCTGTGCTACAAAAGGCAAACCTGTTAAATATATAGCAGCACTCGTTGTAAAATCTGTTCCGGCGTCTATTTGTGCGTAAATGGTTACACTGTTTCCTATTTTTGTATATTTACCTTTTGAGTTAACTCCTAAACTACCGGTTACAACACCAAAATTAAAACTTCCCTCTTCATAATCGTCCAACTTATTGGCAGCCACAGGTGTAGAATTTGATGCTGCTCCTAAGTATATTCCACCTGATGTGTAGATGTCTTTAAATCTAGTTTCAGAGTGTCCTAAATCAATACCAGCATCTCTTGAAGTACCAGTACTATTGCTTACTGGTAAAACTGAATCTAAACTATCAACAAACCTTAACCTAGTATCTCCAGTTCCAACTATTAGATCATTACCATAAGTTGCAATACTACCTACAGTGGTATTGTCTTTGCGGAATAATACAATGTCACCGTCTGATGATGTGCGGTTAAGAGTTAGTGATGCGCCACCTGACCTTGTTGCATAAACTGTATTATTACTATTAACTTCAAGCCCAACAGAAGTACCAAAATCAGCACTCGTCTTACCCACCAACAAGTTACCTGATGTATCAAGTCGCATAGTAGGAGTCCAAGTTAATGCATTATCTGCTGTACCATTTCCTGCGTGATACCAGTACTGACCTCCATCACTTTGTGAATACATAGTTGCAGCGTCTGAATGTGTGTACTTCCAACCACCATTGTAGTATCCATTCTGCACCAGATGAAAAGCATAATCACCCTCACCCCATAATGAGTTTTCTGCATTACCAATATGTAATGCTTTACCCAATGACCAGGTTTTAGTAATATTATCACCAATGCCAACATTACCTGACGAGTCGATGCGCATACGTTCTGTGTCATTTGTTCCAAACCTTAAGCTGTTTGAACCACTAGGTGTGAATAATCCTGTATAACCACTTTCAGCAAGCAAGTATCCTTGTATTGCGTTATTAATATCTAAATCTAATCTAGCAACCCCTGTTGAGTTTATATTTAGTGTAGTTTGTCCACTATACGAATTGGGGGAACTTGTACCAATACCAACGTTGCCTGTTGTATTTAAAGTGCTCAGCGTAGGAAGCGTAACAGTCTTAGAACTAAGATCCATAGTACCATGTAACTTAGCATGAGTAACTGCTAAGTCAGCAATCTCAGTTGAACTAATTGTAGGATCAGAAATAAAATCTGATAAATTGCGTGCTTTAGACATTATACTTCCAATACTTGTGTTTTATCTATTTATAAGTTATGGTTTAGTTGGCCATGTAACATCATCTAAAGAAGTAGCTGAAGATGTAATATCTCTTAGTGCTTGTCTATATGCTGTTTGAGCATCAGTCATTGTATGATCTGAACCAGCCCACCA